ATTGGATACTTAACCATGACCATTTGATGTTTGATTCGTTTAATGCTACGGGGTTTGCATCAAAGCTGATAAGGCACATGAGAGAAGCGGATTTAGTTACCTGTACTCATTATAGATTAGCAGAAGCTGTGGCGGTACATAATCCTAATGTTTTGGTAGTACCTAATTCGATACCTTATGGTCAAGGGCAGTTTAATGGTGAGCGTGTGGCTACGGATGCCATAAAGATATTCTGGGCGGGTGGCATTACGCATGATCAGGATTTAAAGATACTGGAAGCGCCTATGAAAAGAGTCGAAGGTAATGTACAGATGGTTTTAGGTGGCTATGCCGATTCAAATGAAACGGAAAGGTATTATTGGGGGCGCATGGCTAACTACTTCACAGCGGATAAGCGGTTACCATATACTTTGCTGCGTGGCAAAGAGGTCTTTGAATATTATGAGCTTTTTAAATATGCCGATATTATGCTTATCCCTTTGGTTAAGAACAACTTTAATAAGTACAAGTCTAATATCAAAATATTAGAGGCGGCCGGTAAGGCGCTGCCGGTGGTGGTCAGCGCGGTGCATCCATATTTAGACTTCCCAGAGGATGTGGTTAATTATGTGCATGATAGGTCGGATTGGCTGAAGCATATTAATAGACTTGTAAATGATAAGGGTTTACGGGATGAGCAGGGCGCAAAACTGCATGAATATTGTCATAAATATTACAATTTCAAAGAGATAAATGAAAAGCGCCGTAATGCTTTTCAGGCATTGATTACAAAGTAAAATGGGGAAAAATTTTAAACATAAGTATATATGATTATGAAAAGTCCGATCGAATTATTACAAGAAGTTAAAAAGCTGGTGTTTCAGGAAGAAACAATTGCAGCTCCATCATATTCTTTGGAAGATGGCACTAAAATCATGATCGATAAGTTAGAGGTTGGCGGTATCGTTACATTGGAAGATGGTACACCTGCTCCGGCTGGTGAGCATACTTTGGCCGATGGAACTAAAGTAGTTTTAGCTGAAGGTGGTGTTATCGCTGAAATCATGCCCAAAGCAGTAGAAGAGGAAAAAGTAGAGATCGAGATTGAAGGTGCTGAAGATTTAAAGAAAAAAGAAGAGGAAGAGATGAAAAAGAAGATAGCTGAAATGGAGGGTAAATTTTCTGCTTATGAATCTAACTTTTCAGCTCTTAAAACTGATTATGATGGATTGAAAGCTGCATTTGCTAAACAAAGCGAAGCCATGCAGGGACTGATTAATCTGGTAGATACTTTGGTAAATGTGCCTTCACAAGCTCCAGCCGAAGTACCTAACAACTTTACAAAACATTCAGCTTCTACAAAGGAAGATAAAATTCGTTCGTATTCTCAATTCGTTTCACAATTTAAAAAATAAAATCAGATGGCATTTTTAGTAACTGGCCTCACGGCTTACACAGAACAAAACGAGCAGCAGCTCGTAACTGCTTCGCTGTTTGAGGCTCGTACTCAACAGCTCATCCTTTCCGAAGGTAATGTTATGACAGGGGTTAAATCCTCTCAGACCGTTAACCGTATGGATACCGATGTATTTTTCCAAGACGATAGCTCTTGCGGATTTGCCGCATCAGGTACAACTGAATTTACTCAGCGTACTTTGACTGTCGGTAAAGTTAAAACACAAGAGATTCTTTGTCCTAAAGATTTGGAAGCTTACTATCTTCAGAAAGCTCTCCCTGCCGGATCTAACTACGATAGCATGATTTTCGCTCAAGAATATACTGCCCGCAAAGCTGGTAAGATTGCTGAAGCGTTAGAGGTTGCCATCTGGACTGCAACAGGTAGCGGATATGGCGGTACTAACGGACTTTTAAATAAGTTCAAAGGTATCAAACAACTGGTATCTGATGCCGGTGGTAGCGTTGTAAATGCTAACGTAACTGGTTTTTATGGTGCCGGTGCTCCTATCACAGGTATCGATTCAACTACAAAGGCAAAAGGTGCAATCCTTGCTGTTATCAAAGCTCTGCCTGCACGTATCAAAGGCAAAACTGATGTTCGCATCTTCTGCGGATGGGATGTTTACGATCTGCTGATTCAGGCGTATGTTGATGCTAATTTATATCACTACAATCCCGGAAGTGTAAACACTCCTCCTGCCGCTGAATTCAAAGTTCCAGGTACTAACTACAGCGTAATCCCTGTACATGGTTTGACTGACACTAACGATGTATATGCTTTCAGAATGTCAAATATCTTCTTAGGTGTTGACCTTCAAGGGGAAGAAGATAACTTTGAAATGTGGTATTCTCAGGATGACAGAAACGTTAAGTTTAGCGCATCATTCAAAATAGGGATTCAGTTTGCCTTCCCTGATGAGATTGTCAAGTTCGAAGCGTAATTAATTAATAACATAGGGCGGTCAATAGCCGCCCTTTTTTAAAACATAATATCATGCCCTGCGCATTAACACAAAATTATAGTTTAGTTTGTAAAGATTCAGCCGGTGGTATAACCGAAGTCTACTTTATTGAGTTAGCCAATGTAAGCGGAATTGTTTCTGCATCCGGTGTTGTTACCGGACTTACTAAGGCAAGCGGAAAGCATTTCTGGAAGTATGAATTGCCAAAAGAGACCGGATCTTTCACTCACAATCCAACAGTATCAACTGAGAATGGCACTTTGTTTTTTGAACAAAATCTTACCATCGTAGTTAACAAGCTTTCAGCATCCATCAATACTGAACTGAAATTATTGGCTCAAAACATTCTGGTTGCAGTTGTTAAGGATAACAATAACAAGTATTGGATGCTTGGTAAAGAAAGAGGACTGGATATGTCAGGAAGTACAAGCGGAAGCGGAACTGCATTTGGAGATCGTTCAGGTTATAGCTTAGTGTTTGTAGGCAAAGAGCCTGACCAACTTTACGAAGTGAATAGCACTGTGGCCAATGCTTTACAGACTGCCGGTTAAGAATAGATGATTAATGGTTAAGCGCCTGCCTTAAATAGGCGGGCGTTTTTGTTTAAAGGTATTTATAAAAGAATGATAAAGTTCACAAAAGGAAATACTGATACGATTTATTTAACGCTAAAAGAAAAGCAGACTATTTTAGATGCTAATTATCTTTGCGTTTTTCAATCGCGGTCTACTAACGAAAAGGTAAAGTTTGTGCTTGTGAATTCCGCAGACCAAAGCCTTTACAAAGATAGGTATAATGAGTTTGATGTAGTAGTCAATACATACTTTGCAACAAAGGAAGAGGGATGGTTTACTTATACGATATATGAGCAGGCAAGCCCTTCTAATTTGAATGAGGCAAACGCTGGTGCTATCATTGAAACGGGTTTAATGTTTTTATCCGATGGTCAGGATGTAACGACAACGAAATACGATAATCCAACAACATTTAAAGTATATGATGCGACATAGTGTTTCTTTTATAAAGTTTGCCGATGTGAAAGTTCCCGTAATGAAGGAGCTACCTAATAAGGGATGGGTGTTATTTGGGGAGGATAATAAGTTCCCGAATATGCTTTTGACGATGTTCAATAAAAGCAGCAAACATAATGGCATTGTGTTGGGTAAGGTTAATTACATAACCGGCAAAGGTTTTGATCATATAGTACAGGCAAACCCTTATGAAAACTGCAATGAAATACTTAAAAAAGTATGTTTGGATATTGAAGTGTTTGGCGGGTGTTATTTAGAGATTCAATACAATGCGGCGGGCACGATCGGAGCATTTTATCATGTGCCTTATCATAAAGTAAGATCGAGCAAAGACAATACGCAGTTTTATGTAAAGGATTGGGATAGCTACAAAAAAAATGACGAGCCGAAGGTGTTCGCAGCTTATAATCCTAAATTGGATGTTCAGTTACTACGCAATCAGACTCAGATACTTTATTATAAAGAATATAGACCGGGCGTAGAGACTTATTCTTATCCGGGTTATATGGGTGCGCTTAATGCCATTCAGACCGATATAGAGATCAGTAAGTACCATTTAAGTACAATAACGAATGGTATGTTTGCTTCAAAGATGATTAGTTTCTTTGAGGGTATCCCTACGGAAGAGGAGAAGCGCGAGATTGAGAAGGGTTTCAAAAGTAAGTTTACGGGGAGTGAGAATGCTGGTAATATTGTTTTGAACTTTGGTAAAGATCCTGCAAAGCGGCCACAGTTAGACGACCTTAGCAGTACGGAATTAGATAAGCATTTTGATATACTATCTAAAAGCGTTCAGCAAGAGATATTCTGCGGTCATCAGGTAGTTAGTCCGATGTTGTTTGGTATTCGCGTAGAAGGGCAATTAGGTGGCCGTAGTGAGATTCGTGATGCTTATGAGATCATGAAGTCAACTTATGTAAATGACAAGCAGCAGGCGCTTGAATTGCTATTTAAAGAGATCACAGGTCAGGAGCATAAGATAATACCCGTTGAGCCGATTGGTGTGGAATTTAGCGAGCAAACATTACTGCAGATCGCTCCTAAAAAATGGCTATTGGAAAAGATCGGAATTGATGCGAGCTTATATCCTGAGATTGCACAGCCGGAAGGGGTTGCACCACAATCGCAGCCGATGACCGTTAATGAGAATTTAAAGAACTTGAGCGGCCGCCAATGGCAGAGCTTAACACGTATCATCAGGAAGTTTGAGAAGGGGGAGATCAGTCAGGAGCAAGCTAAATTGTTATTAAAGAGCAGTTTGGGATTGAATGATGACGAAGTGAATACAATGCTTGCAATAGATAATGGCATGGAGTTCAGCAGTCATGAGAAGGATGAATTATTGCTTGCTGAATTTTCAAAATGTGGTGAGCCTAAGAATGACTATCTGATTGTAAAAAAAAATAAATTTTTGTTCATAGAGAATGAATTTAAATTTTTAAGTCAGGTTGAATTGGATATAATGGATTTGATACGTAAAGATAAGCGCATCACTCCATCGGTTATTAGTGATGTTTTGGGATTAGAATTACCTTCCGTTAATCAAATATTGAGTAATCTCGAAAGGATTGGCAAAATCAAAAGTAAGGTGAAAGCTGTTGGCCCTGATCAGGTAGTTGAAAGGGTACTGACGGAATCCATTGCAAGCCAAATTATTAAAGACCAAAAAGAGAAGATTGCTGAAGTCAAAGAAGTGGCACCGGGAACAAGTCCCGAAATACCAAAGCTTGAGCCGGAGACTTTAAACTTTAAGATTCTATATTCTTATGAAGGTCCGCAGGATAACAGAAACAGGCCATTTTGCGCACGTCTTATGCAGATGGATAAGTTATGGTCACGTGCTGAGATTGAAAGCATGAGCCGGAGATTAGGTTATAGCGTATTTGATCGGGGTGGTGGATGGTGGACACAACCTGATGGAAGTCGTTCAAAATCATGCCGTCATAACTGGGTATCTAACGTAGTAATGAAAAAAGAAAAATAATGAGAGATATATTATTTGTCAGTCCTGAAAATATTTACGAGCGGTCAGCCGTACATAAGAATATTGATAGCAAAATGATTATACCTGAGATTAAGGCGGTGCAGGAAATGTATCTGCTTCCGGTGTTAGGGACTGCTTTATATGAAAGGCTGCAGGATGGCATTGATAACAATAATCTAAGTGCAGATGAAATAACGCTGCTTAAAGACTATATCCGCGATCCGTTAATACATTATACCATTAGCGAACTGGCACCGGCATTAAGCTTCCAATTGTGGAATAAAGGCCTTACTCGAAAGACTACGGAGAATAGCGAAGCGGTGAGCAGTTCAGAGATTGATGATTTTACGGCCAAGTTTAAGAATCGTGCGGAATGGTATTTGGAAAGACTTATCAGGTATTTGATTCAGGAAGCGGGCGAGGGGAATAAGTTTCAGGAATATATCAATCCCGGAAGCCGTACGGATACTTTTGTACCAAAGCGCACATCCTTTGAGATTGGTATTTATTTGGGGAATACTGACGTAAGCCGTAAGGAAGTGCCAAAGTGGTATAAATATGAGTTCTTATCCTGTTGCAGATGAATGGACAATATACTAACAAAATTCAAAAGCTTCTGAAAGCTTATTTAAAGAAACATGACGCTCAATCAAATAATAAAAAAGCTGATCGAGATAGCCACCGGCCACAAAATGGTAAGGACGGCAAAGCACGTAAAAGCTGAAGATTTTATAGTCTTTGATTATAAGGACGTAGAATATCCTGCGGTGTGGTATACGTTAAATACCTCATCCATCACAGGCAAAGAAAAAACATACCAAATATTGGTAACCATTGCGGATATACACCACGTTGAAAATATGGATGAATTAGAGATGCAATCCGATTGTGAGCAGATTGCTCATGATTTGTTGGCGCAGGTAGGATGGGATTTGCAAGAATGGGTAATGGAGAGGTCATTTAACTTTGAATATTTCAGGCAAGGTCAGGAAGATGTATTGGCTGGGGTTACTTTTGAGCTTTCTTTAAAATTGCCGATTATTTACAATGCTTGTCAGGTGCCGTCTGATTATGAGCTTCCTAATGGCAATTTCGTATATATTAATACCAACAGATTTATGACAGTTGCAGATTTCATAGTAAGTATCGGCCAACCGATGGAGGAAGGCGATACTGATTATCAAAATAATCAGCTAACTATCCCTCCTTTTGTGTTTATCGATGGGATATTACAAACGTATGTAGTTCGTAACGATAGGAGGTATATCACGCATAATGCGACAACAAAAACAATAACAATAAATGGCGGTGTCAATGAAGGCGAAAATATTAGGATTCTTTTGTAGTTTACTGATTATCAATTTTGCCTATGGGCAGACTATTGATGGCAAACTATACACTCAATTCAATAACTTTTATAAGTGGAGGGGAGGTGCTTTTGATAGTACTTTATTATTGCCTAATGTTATTGGTACCGGCGGATTGAGGCCCGGTGCTATTAGATATGCGGCGGCTGATAGTTCTGTTTATTCGTGGTCAGGTACGCAATGGATAAAGGTTAATGGCGGATCAATACCTACCTTGCAACAAGTTACAACGGCGGGGAGTACTACAACAAATGCAATTACAACAGGTAATCTTACAATAAATGAATTAGGCGGTGGAGATCCTTTAATAGCGGCCACATATGATTTAAATGATGGAACTGCAAGAATTGTGGCTGAAAGAACATCCGATAATGTTTTTTCGGAATTAATTTTTACAAATAATGACAATATATCAAGTGCAATTAATTTGCCAGATTCATCGGGTACATTAACGCAAAGAGTTACTATAAATGGCGCAACCTACAATACGGCCGCAAATGGTGTTGTCGATTTAGGAAATACAGATACTGCTACTGTTGTGAAAGCCTATGTGACCAATGCCGAAGCTGTTACGATTACTAAAGGGCAGGTCGTTTATATCTTTGGCGCAAGTGGTGACAGGGCATCGGTTAAGTTGGCAAAGAATACAAGCGATACATTTAGCAGCAAAACTTTGGGTATAGTTAGAGCAGACATAGCAGCCGGTGCAGCGGGATGGGTTACTACACAAGGTCAAGTTAGTGGTATTAATTTAGGTGCTTATACGGCGGGGGATATTTTATGGCTGGATAGCGTGCCGGGTGGCTTCACAAAGACTAAGCCTGTTGCACCCTTACATGGGGTGTTTGTGGGAGTGGTAGAGCGAGCGAATGTAGGAAACGGGCTCATATATGTTAAGCCGCAAAACGGACAAGAATTAGGGGAGCTACATGACACGAAAATAACTAATCCTAAAACAGGAGATGCGATTACTTATACTGCTTCGTCTGATATTTGGGAGAATAGGCAGGTGGTGTTAAAGCAAGACACAATACCCCTTGCCGTTTTTAACGTAGGCAGCGCAGCGGCAGGGGATACGGCTGCATTCAGCACCTCCACTTTGGCGGGTAGCTTTTATCTCGATGGAACGGATACGATGTTTGTAACATCCTATCGTGTGGCTTTGCAGGGTACATCTGCAAGTATCACACCTGACGTATGGTTTAACGATAGTTTAAACGTAACGGCAGGCGGCACTAAATTAGTTAATTCACCTTCTGCAATTACAAACCTTACAACAGGGACAAGTGTAACACCTGACACGAATAAAATACCGCCCGGTAACTTTGTATTTGTTCGCTTTTCAGCGGTTACAACAAAGCCGACATACTTTACCCTTACTTTATTTGGTTACAGAATAAGAAAGCAATGAGGTTAATACTTACGATATTACTAATTGGATTATTTAAAGCAGATGCGCAAATGGTTATAAATGCAAGTGCGCCGTATAGACCGTTAGGCGGATTTAGTGGGTTGTTAGATCAATATTCAGGTGCTGCGGCTGCTTATTCTTTGAGGAAATTAGATAAGGATTATACAGGTGCAGCGATAAGGGTACGAAAAGATACAACTGGCCAGCCAGAAAGCGATATTGGATTTACGGCAAGTGGGGATTTGGATACGGCTTCCCTTAAAAGTTTTTTAAATGCTCGTTCAGGTTTTATTACAACATGGTACGATCAAAGCACAAATGCAAGAAACGCAACACAAGCAACACAAGCATTACAACCGAGAATAGCATTAACAGGAGTTATAGATAGAGTTAATACTAAACCTGCCATATTTTATAATGGCAGTTATAGGTTAGTGCATCCATCAGGAAACTCAAATAATTATGATTTTTATTATGTTTTAAATACAACGGATAATAGTTATATTTTTCATAATTCATCTATATCAAGCAATCATTTTGGATATGCGGCAACACAATCAAATACAAGTACAACAATAAGACAAAATTACGGTACTCCTACATTATATGTAAATTCTACTTTAAGAACTCCTGCGAATAGAAATGATGTTTATTCATATGCTAATAATATAACATCTTTATGGTCAATAATAAATACAAATATTTCTACAATAGAATGGGCAAATATAAATATAGGTTTTTTTGCTACAAGTTCAGCATTTAATTATACTGGATATGTATGTGAATATATTGGATATTCAACTTCTAATAGTTCAAATAGGACAGCAATTGAAACAAACATAAATAATTATTATTCAATTTACTAAAATGAAATATTTATTTATCATATTATTTATCCTTTCATCACTCACAATGAACGCTCAATATATTAAGGTTTTACCCCAAGCAGGACTGACAAGCGAAGAGAGGGCAATTGCAATAAGCCGTGAGTTATTCCGCATTCAGCGACCGATCAACCAGCAAAATGATGCGACTTTGTATCTGTTTGGATGGGTTAAGCACCCGACAAAAGATAGTAATTATGTTGATACCGTAAACGCAGCTTTGCAGATTGATACGAATCAGGTTATTTATGTGCATCCTGATAATGATTTGACTAATCTTATTGCCTTGTTTCCTGAATTATCACAAGCTGAAAGGGATGGGTTAGCGGCGTTTATTGAATCGCAGCAAATGTTTTTATTTAAGTATATCATTCCGAGCGATGTGACGGTATTTACAGATGCAGAAATGAAAGCAGCAGGGTGGTTGCCTGATCCGGAGGAGTTATGAGAGGATTTGTATTATTAATTGTCGCAATTGTGTTGGCAATAATAATACTGCCAATTGGGTTTGGTTATCAGATTATCAGTTCTTTGTTTAAAGCGTTAAATGAGTATTTATTTAAGGTAGCGAAAAGTATTGATCAGTTGGGTAATGTAGTTTGCAGGGATTTATTTAATGATACTTTGATAAAGAACGGCGGATATAGGTTTGGGAATGAAGACAGGACAATCAGTCACGTGTTGGGGATGAATGAAAAAACAAAAACTTTGAGTATATTGGGTATGGGTTTAGCATGGATATTAAATACAATAGATAAGGATCACAATAAAAAAGCAATTGAGAGATGAGCGCGAAGTTTGAATATGCAGTATTGACGATAATGAGTATTATCGGTTTTTTGTCAAAGCATGATATATTATTTAGCATATCGCTAATTGCTCAGATAATTTTTGCCATTAAGAATCTGCCCGGTGCTATTAATAATTTAAAACAATTTAAAAATAAAGTATATGCCAGAATGGTTAAAAAGACTGACGAAAACTGACATTCGCAATTCACTTGCGATTATTATTGTTGTGGGTAGCTTTTTGCTTTTGTATCTGCTACAAGTCAAGCCAATACCTGAGCAGAATCATGATTTAGTATTAACGGCCGGCGGCTTCATCTTTGGAGGTGCTTTGGCCGGTGTGGTGGGTTATTATTTCGGAGCTACAAAAACGGATAAGAAACATGACGCCGAAGGATAAAGAGATGCACTTTTGGGCGGGCGTATCTGTTAGCTTTGTTGCTCTAATTTTATTTAAAGCGGTTGAAGTTCAGCATTGCCCGCTGTGGGTGCTTTGTGCGGTATTAGCGGCTGCCATTGGTAAAGAGCTTAAAGACTTATTAGACTATGGTAAGTTTGATTGGAGGGATGCTGTTTATACAATCGTAGGTGGTATGTCAGGGTTTATACTTTCATTTTTTTAATATGGGCAAATATTTGGTTATTTTACTTTTATTCGTATCGTGTGCAAGTCCTAATAAGCTGCATAAGATAATGGATAAACTACCGGAAGCATCCGCCAAAGAATGTGCAGACAGGTTTCCAATAAAGGAAACTATTGATACAATCCAAGTACCCGATGATCAATTAATAGCAGCCTATGAGCGTGAGTATGCTGGGATGTATGCAATGATCGACAGCCTTATAAATGCTAAATGCGATACGGTTTATAAGGATAAGATAATAGAGATTATAAAAAAAATACCCGGCAAGCCTCAAATAAAGCATATTGTAAAGACGCAAGAAAATACGGCAAAGACACAAGTAATAATTGACAGTTGTCAAAAAATGTCAAGTCAATTAAATGCAAAACTTGACAAACAAATACAAATATCAAACGAACTTACAGCAAAGCTTCATAATGTAAAAGGTCAAAGGAACTGGCTATTTTGGCTGGTTATGGCTTTACTTTTCTGGACCTTTAGAAGATTTATTGCAACACTTTTAAAACGTTTATATGTATAAATTAGCACCATTAGCAGACAATTTTGATATGTGGATAGCCATTGCCTTTTGCTACCTACCCATTATCCCTTTGATTATTTTAGCTTACAAATCTTCCAGATCCGGAAGCATGGTTAAGCAGCATCAACCAGGTACACCGGACTGGCAATACACATGGGTTAAATCCGATATTAACGTACCAATTGTAAAAACAGGATGGTTTCAATTTGCCATTATTTGGTTTGTGCTGGGTAGCTTATTTTTTTGGGGTGCTTTATGGCCTGATCATCATGATGTTTGGTTTATTATTACTGACAAATGACATTACTATATCCCATAGCGGCTGCATCTTTATGCGCGATAATTGAATATATCCGCATTATGCGGTCATGGGGTGCGCCTAATGTCAACAAGTTATGGACCATTACAATAGGCGTTGTTTTCTTTGCTATATGTTTGAGCTTATCGGTTGGCTATTATGATGAAATTTGGCCTTATCATGTGGCTATTTATGGCCTTTATTTTGCATCATGCCGGGCAATAGTGTATGATATTCAATTAAATATTTTGAGGGGTTTGCCGATGGATTACAGATCGCAAACAACAAACAGCAAACACGATCAGTTAACGGCAAATATCAGCTTTTGGGTGGTCAAAGGCTTTTATCTTTTTTTAGGTGTTTTATGCGGTTACTTATGGATTAGGCTCAAATAACTTTGTAAATATAACTAATGACAAAAGCAGACATTGCAAGGGAATACAGGTTAAAATATGGGATGAAGATGCCTACGCTTACACTTGCAAGGATTATGTACAATGACAATAAAGAGGCATTTACCAATGTCGAAGATGCCAGATCATTGTTAAGATATATTGAAGGTAAATATGGCAGTAAATATCGGGAAAGTAAAAATAAAAAAGAATTCTTAATGACAGAGGAAAGGCCACGTAATCCGTACAAATTACCTGAATCCGAAGAAACTAAATATGAGCCTTATTTTATTAAAGAAAAAAAGATATCCGTTTTAAGCGATATACACATTCCGTATCATTCCATTGAAGCTTTGACAGCTTGTTTTGATTTTCTCAAATCTGAAAAGCCAACTGCCATTTTATTGAATGGCGACATACTGGACTTTTACCAATTGAGCCGTTTTGGCAAAGATCCGCGCAAAAGATCGGTGGCGCATGAGCTACAATCGGCGCGTGAGTTTTTGGATGTATTAAGTCAGTTTGGCGCAAAGATTTATTATAAGATAGGGAATCATGAAGAGAGGTACCAGCATTACCTTATGGCTAAAGCTCCAGAGCTATTGAACGTGCCAGATTTTGAATTACAATATCTTTTAAAGCTAAATGAGCGTGGCATTGATCTGATCGGCGATAAGCGGATTATAAAGGCAAATGATTTAAATATAGTGCATGGTCATGAATTTGGGCAGTCGATATTCAGTCCAGTTAACGTGGCAAGGGGTTTATTTTTAAGGGGTAAAGTTTCAGCTATGCAAGGCCATAATCATAGCGTTTCAGAGCACACCGAAAGCAATATGAACGGGGATATAGTTACAACGTGGAGTTTGGGATGTTTGTGCGAATTGAATCCGGCCTATCTGCCTATAAATAAATGGTCACATGGCTTTGCAATGGTTGACCTATCTGACAACGGCAAAGATTTCCATGTACGCAATTATCGCATCCATAAAGGCAAAATCTTATGACAGAGGAAGCTAACATACAGACAGACTTCATGCCGGTTGATAATGAGCTGCTGCAGATTATTGAGGTTGAGTGTATGCTACTGGCTACAATTGCGGATATATGTGATACTGAATTTAGGACTTATGAGGAAGAGATTGAGGATATGAATGTAATAAAACGCAATGCTTACAAGGTTATATTTGCAGCTCAAAAGAAACTATTAAAATTTATTAAGGATTATGAACAAGGGAATACCGATAATCAGAAAATTTGAGGGGTTGAAACTACGCGCCTACCTTTGCCCAAGTTCGATTTGGACAATTGGCTACGGGAATACTTTTTATGAGAATGGCAGTAAGGTGCAGGAAGGTGATAAAATCACATTAGATAGAGCGGATAAGCTGTTATTTTTTATTGTCACAAAATTTGAAAATGAAGTGACAAAACTTGTAAAGTCCTCAATTAATGATAATCAGTTAGGTGCGCTCACTTCCTTTGCTTTTAATGTAGGTGCTGGCAATTTGGCTAAAAGTACATTACTTAAAAAAGTGAATGCTAATCCTAATGATGCGACCATTAGTGATGAGTTTATGCGATGGACAAAGGCAGGTGGCAAAGTGTTGAATGGTTTGGTTACAAGGCGCAAAGCCGAAGCTGATTTGTATTTCAGTTGATCGTTTCGCCTATCCATCCAAAATAGGGGTTATTACGCATTGCGTAAAGCCAATAGTTATGTGCAACCCTAAAAGAGCCTCATCTGTGAAATAAATTCTTTGTATCTTTTTTCCCCATCATTGAAATATTTACTATCAATTTCGCAACCAACAAAACGCAACTTGGCTTTATTTGCTGAAATCCTACTACTTGCACTTCCCAAATGGGTATCTAAAACCAAATCGCCTTCCTTTGAAAATTCGCTAAAAATCCAATCATACAATTTAACTGGTTTTTGAGTTGGATGTATCTTGCCATTAGTGTCCTCCCATTTTGAAGCTGAACCGCACCAATGAATTTTCTTTATCCTCATTGGTTTGTCAAATGAAGTCCACGCCATTTCACCGTCCGCAAAGTCGCTTTCACCATTATTTTTATCCCAAACAATCCAGCATTTTGAAGGTGGCAACTGATAGTAATTACCACCCCACACAATTTGGTTTTTAGATACCCTAAATAGTTGCTCCCAATATTCAGCGGTAGGTATGGAATTATCCCAATCATTTTCACCTCTGTATATTTTACGTTTTCCATTGCCAAGTTGCATTTTGTTTGCTCCAATTCCGTATGGTGGGTCAACTACCGCCAAATCAAAGAATTTATCTTCATATCGTTTCATTACCTCAATGCAATCTTCATTATAAACTTCCGAAAAGGGCTGCGTATAACAGTGGTTTTGCGTCATTGGGGCTTTTGTGCTATCTATAATCATTTGTTCTAAATTTAAAATTTGTACAATCAATCGGCTTTAGTGCTGGGAAACCCCCAACGAACGCAAAGCCGAAGCTGATTTGTATTTTAGTTGATTGTTTCGCCTATCCAGCAAAATAAGGTCTTATTGCGCATTACGTAAAGCAATGAATTAGTGGTTATTGCTTTTTTTACAACATCCATAATCAGTTGTTTCCATTATGGAAAGTCCTCACCTTTGTAGTCCGGATGTTCTTTGCTCATCTTATCAATACCACTTACCCATAAATAGCTTATAAAAGCTATAAGCAATATTCCAATTAAAAACATAATTATAAATTTTGAGCCGCTGCAGGATAATACTTAAAGTTCGATCAAATAAAAATATTTTTCTACAATATCAGCATATTGATTTGATTCACTACCTTTTTCAATATTAATAGGTTTTCCAAAAATATCTTTAAAATATTGTGACTTTAAATTAATAAAATAATAAATCCTATTTTCTGCTTTTAATATAAGGCGAACATCATTTTTAGATCCATTTGAAATTATATCCCCACGCTCAAATATGTGTTTAACCTCATTACTGCTTTTTTGTTTTTTATTCATAATTAATCTTTTTTAGGTTGGTTAAGGTCTAAGTTTATGTGCTATTATACATCCTAATACAAACCCTAAGAAAAGTGCCACTATAATTATTAATTCATTCATAACTAATCTTTTTTAAATGTTTCTTGATAGTATTCTTCAAATGATATTTCTTTTGTTAGGCTCAAAGGATGTGAAATATCCATACCATTACTTTTACCTTCAAAAAAAGCATTTCCAATCTCTCGCTTGTGCATTTCTTTGGCTTTCTCAAAATCTTCATCTGTTAAAAAACTTTCTGGACAATTATCATATTTCTGTTGTAACCATTCTATTGATGTTTGCATAATTATAAATTTTGAGCCGCTGCAGGATTCGAACCTGCATCTACCTGACTGATCAGGTACGTTATCCCGAGGTGGTATTTATTCCCACTTACGCCAAGCGGCTATCCAATTGCCGTTCCCTTTAAGTCATTAATACTAACTAACCGTTTTAATTAAAAACTTACGGCAATAAGTTTAAAATCCTATTTCATCTCTTTGAATATCTGCAATGCTTTTAAATACCTGTATCTCATTTCTAAAATCCAGATCGCAAGTCATAAGCATCCCATTCCGCTGCTTCATTATCCTTACCCGTCTTTTCCCTTCAAAGCTTTTGTCATTTGATAGTTCAGCATCATTTGCACCCCAAAGCATAAGGATAAGGTCCGCATCCTGCTCGATTGCACCAGACTCACGCAGCGCGGATATTGGCGGTGGTACATCCCATGTACTATTTTTCACCCCGTCACGGCTAAGTTGTGAAAGGGCAATAATCGGAATCTCTAGTTCCTGAGCAAGGTTTTTAAGTTCCCTGCTAATCGTAGCAATTTCCTGCTCCCGGTTAGATTTACTTTCACCGTGCATCAATTGCAGGTAGTCAATAACGATCAGGCCGATGTCATGCTTCTTTTTTAACCGGCGGGCCTTTGCTTTTAAGGATCGTAAATTTACGGCATTTGCATCGTCAAAGAATATATTGAACCGGCTGAGATTATTGGCAGATTCTGCCAGCTTTTTGTATTCAGCTTCCGTCAGGCTGCCGGTCTGTAATTTGCCCAAAATTATATCGGATTGCGCTGCAAGCATTCTAAGGGCTAAATAAGGCGCTTTCATTTCGAGTGACCATACACCTACCCCAGCACCATTGAGGGCCGCATTTCGCACCAAATTAAGCGCAAACGCGGTTTTGCCTACGGATGGGCGCGCTGCCACGATAATCAGGTCACCGGGTTGCCAGCCGCGGGTTGCATTGTCAAGGTCTGAAAATCCTGATTTTATGCCGGTAATAGAGCTGCCAGTAGCTTTCCATTTATCGATCTTTTGTAAAGTATTAACCAAAACGCTCGAAATGTGTATAGTATCGGCAGCATTGGCATTGGATAATGTCATAATCTGCTTTTCGGCAAGGTCGATCAATTCGAAGCAGTCGGTTTCAGGATCGAGAGCTTTGGCGGTTATTTCAGATGAAACGGATATTAGTTTTCTTAAAGTAAACTTTTCGTGTACGAGCCGGGCGTGGTTTACGATGTTTGCGGATGAAACGATGGCATTGGTAAGCTTTACAAGTTCGTAAGGGCCGCCGATTTCATCGAGGTGCCCGGCCTGTTTCAGTTCTTCGGTAACTGTCACAAGGTCAATAGGTTGATGTTTCTTTTGCAGGTTAAGGATGGATGTGAATATCTTTTGATGAGCAGTTACATAAAAGCTATCCGGGGTTAGTAGGTCGGTCACTTTGTCGATAGCATTTGACTCGATCAGTATAGCTCCAAGTATTGCAATTTCGGCATCCTTTGCTTGTGGCTGTAGTCCTTTCATGGTTTTAGGTTTTGGGTTTCAAAGGTATGTATTGCTTTGAATATTTGGTAAACTACTTGGGGAACGACTGCGTTACCTCCTGCTTTGATGGATTCGTTTCGCCATTTAGGAAAGGTAATAGAGTCCAGTCGGTCGGAAAACCCATCATCTCCATTACAAACTGGGGAGACAGTTGGGAAGTTTTGCCAGTTGGATTTTGATCCATTGCCCATTGTCTCAAAGGATACTCCAAGTTCACTCCTTTCTCCATTTGATATTCTTTCCTCTTTTGATATTTGTCCGGATATTCCGCATTGTTGGCGTCTCTCATTGCTGGAGTTGGTAGCATTTTCATTACAATGTATTCCATCAACTGACCTTGCTTTCTGTTTCTGTCTAATCTGTTCAAAAGAGTTTCTGTTGCTTCTATTGTTTGGCTTGAAGTTGCTGGACTGGTCGTTACAGTTGGCAATAAACCAAATTCTATCCCTTCGGTGCGGAGCGTTGACGGCACAAGCTGGAAGTAAAAACGGGAGCACTTCGTAGCCATTAGCTTCCAAGTCAGCTTGCACTTCGTCGAATACCATCCCTCCATTCCAATTAGTAAGGCCGCGAACGTTTTCGCCCACAATCCAACGCGGGGAAACCTCTCGAATGCATCTAAGCATTTCCGGCCAGAGATGTCTCTCATCATCTTTGCCGAGGCGTTTTCCTGCGGATGAATATGGTTGGCATAGTTATGGGAAGCCACCCGTGAGGATGATGTCATCATTCCTCCAGTGGCTTCCGAATCGTTTTGAAAGTTCAAAATTAATTGTGTCATAATTTAGAGTATGTATATCTCTGTGGTGATAGGCATCTGGCCAATAATATTCTAAAATCTTATTTCCAAATTCATTTATTTCGCATGAGACAATATTTTTCCATCCCATCCATTGCGAAGCAAGATCAAAGCCCCCAATCCCACTAAATAAACTTATATGGAGCATTTTTTTCTTCCTTTAGTGTATTGATTATTATGTGGTGAATATTTACGTGTATGTTCTGATTTAGGCAAGCATTCTAAATTTTCTATTCTATTATCAGATTTTATTTCATTTATATGATGTATATCATATCCATTTGGAATCTTACCACGTTCTTTTTGCCATACATATCGATGCATCAAACATCTGTCATTTTTAGTCAATGCATAATATCCAGTATTTTTTAATGTAAATTTTTTGCCATCATATTCTTGAAATGGTCTAAAATTAACACCTCTTAACTGTAATCCTCTTTTTTTAAATGCTTTATAAACGCATTGCCTTGTAACATTTAACTCTTTAGCTACTTGTTCAAGTGATAAACCTGACAAATAAACTTGGTAAGCTTTGTCGTATTTTATATCTTTTGTCTTTCCCATGATGCAAACTTAATAAATGAGGTTGACATTTGCAAACTTTATTTTTATTTGTGTAATTGTTCAAATCGTTCACGTTCCCTCTGCCATCTTTCCCGGTTAGCTTGTGCAAGCTTTTCATGTTCAGTAGGCTGTTTTTTATTTTCATCTTTAAACCATACCATCCGCATTTTTTGCTTCCAGCTTACTACCGGGTTACCTTTACTATCTTTCCAGTCTCCATCATTGTAATAGTTCCATGCCTTATCTCCGTTCGTATATCCATGCTCTTCAAAGAACTTAACAACTTCATCAATTGTTGGCGATATAAACTTTGGTTTTTTAGGTTTACCCTTATTATTTTTATCTTTATTTATATCTTCATTTTCATTTTCATTTTCATTTTCCATATGTTCAACATATGTAGAAGATATGTTTTTCTTATGTTTGTTCAATTTATTAAGACGTCTGGATTCAGAATAGTTTGATCTTTTAATAGCTTCCTCTCTTAATCTAACATTATAAAATTTACCATCTTCAGTTTTTACAAACTTAGAAAATATATCATGATCATAAGTTTTACATATGAATAACATATCTTTTTCAGTAAGTTCAAATTTTTGATGCTGCAAACATAATAGACGAATATACCTACCTACCTGCTCATCAGTCATGGTTAGCGTACCTGTTAAAAAATCGCTTGTGTAAAATAAAAATGCGGGATCTTTTGCCATAAAAAACTAATGCCCTCCGGAATAAAGGAGGTCGCCGTCTCCAATATCCCATTGGGCAATAAAATTTTTAAAATTGATGCGGCGACTCATCTTTTGCTAAATTAATATTTTTTTTTAATATACAATCTTTTTGAATGAATTAATTGGAAAAATAGTTCTCGGTTTTATACCATTTGTTTTATAAAATTCACCATTTAATAAATTGATGAAACTTTGAATATAAATACATTTATCTGACAAACAATTTACTATTAAATATGGCTCAACATTTGTATCATTATAAAATTTCATTCTAAAATCAATCTGCCATTGAGGTAATCCATGTCCATCAAAAGGAGGAGATAAATATTTTTCTTGTGTTTTTATTTCTGCCAAGCACCATTTATTATTATAAAAAAATATCAAATCTGCTTGCATAAAATTAATACCTATATTTTTAAAATACTCTCTTATTTTACTTTCGCCATCAAGACCTTTTTTTAAATTATCTTTTGTGTTTTCGAAAAAACTCATAATCTGCTTTTTATTAATTTATAATAATTGTTTTCTAATTCAATTCCTGTAGCCATTCTGTTTAAACTTTTTGCGGCTAAAAGAGTACTGCCTCCTCCGGCAAAAGGATCTAATATGCAGTCCTTTTCCTTAGTGCTTTTTTTAATTAAATATTGCAATAAATCTAATGGCTTTTCTGTTGGATGTATGTTTTTTAAAGGATCAACTCTATTAAATTCTAATATATCCCTATCTCTAACACCATTTAATTCTTTAAATATTTTTTTATATCCAAAGTAAATAATATCATAAGATTTCCCATAGCTTTTTAAATCGCCCATTCCAATAACTTTTCTATCCCATATTAAAATATTTTTTAAAACAAGATAATTTTCTATTATTGGTTTTATTTGTTCTAAATAATCAATATTTCCAAATATATAAAAATGAGCATCATCCTTTAGCAATGGTATAGATTTTAACAAAACATCATTTAAAACAGATATTGTATTATTTATATTGTCATTTGCAATTTTGTTTTTATCATTCCATCCACTTTTAAAATCCATTCCATAAGGTGGATCGGTTAATAAAAGATCATATTTGTTTTTTTCTAAAGTTGGTAAAATATCAATACTATTACCATTTATTATTATTTGATTTTCGTTTGTTGTTTCAATAATTTTATCAAATTCTGTTTTATTTGTTTCAAATTCATATTTTTTTGCAGCTGTTAACAATCTACTTGTTGTTAGCTCAATTCGTTTTTTACTTTCATCTTTTGCAACGGATATCTCACGTTCAAATATTTCTTCCGGTAGTGCGGCAATCTTTTGAAAGGTACTGCTTTCGTTGGCACTAATTCCGAAATCAGATAATTTTGTTTTAGGTGGAATACTATCTTGTGATTCCACTTTTTTCATTGGAGCATAACCAGCTTTACTCACCTCACTTTCCTTCAATAGTTTCCCTAATATCCTTTGAGTTCTGATCTTTTGTTCAGCAATCATGTTTTGAAGTTCAGCATCTTTCTTTTCTGCCTTTGCCCAAACTTCAATCGCTTTTACTTTGTTGAGATAGTTTATGCCTGTTTCAATACTTTTGATTTCGGCAAGTTGTTGTTTTGCGTTGTCTCGCAATAATAATACATCCGTCATATTTAAAAAATTTAGGCCATCCAGCATAAAGGAGCTAACGGACTCCTAAATGCCTTCAGGCCAATATGTTAAAATTGATGCCGTTAGTCATCTATTGCTAAATTAATAATTTACTTTGATTTTACCAACTTTTTTTTGAGCTGGTTACATTTTGTAACCGATTGCAATTCGGCAACGGCTTCCTTCATGGCCTTAATGCCTTTGGCATTGATACGATTTGATACTAACCGATACTCAAACCATTCGCAATGGCTGCCATATTTGGTCTCCCCTTCCATCTTAGTTCTGGTTAATACGACATTAAAAGGTTTTTCAATCAGCCGGATAACTTCTCGGCTGACATTACTAATTCCAAAATGCCGATAAGCGTTCATGATGGAAAGTTTACCACCGGCCAAAAGATACTGAGCTAATGCAAGTTTACGTGTCATTTGATTTGATTTTGTTTTTTAAAATATTCGTCAATTACTGATTTAATATGCTCAAAGCCGCATCCAAAGATAGCAGCATATCCCAGCCGCTTCAATTCCTCCAAAGATTTCAATTGCTCCTGTACATGCTGGTCATTCCTAAAAGTCCCAGACTTAGTCAATATTTGGGAGAGATCTTTTTTAATCTCAATAATCAGTCCGTGATAGCTTTTATTCGGGTGCATGATAATCAAGTCAGGTATCTTATACCCTTTGCACCGGATGGCCTTTAATGCCTTTGCCATTCCTATGCTTACCCGCACCCCTGAGCTATCAGAAGTATAAATAACTTTCGGATATTGAAGGTCAAGGTATCTGCACACCTGTGAGTGTATCTGCTTTTCGGTCATCTTTTAGTCTTGAATTTTCGGGAACAAATGGGGTGATCTTATAATCTCTGAAATAATGGATAATAGTTGTATGATCACGATTCAGGAACTTACCCAAAGTTTTAAAACTGGCATTGTGGATTAATCTCATATGCCTGCAAAAGTGTACGCGAGCCATGACATACGTATGATACCTTTCTTTGCCTTTCAAATTATCCATACTTATGCCGTAAATATTACAAATATCTTCAGCATTGCTTTGTAGCATTTCCGGAGATACGAAGCCGCCTACACGATATGCCCTTACCTTATCTTTGAGGTAGGCATTTTCATATTCCTGCAAAATATCCACAAGAACATTGTAAGCGGCCGGGATTAGTGTCACTTCCAGTAATCCAGTAATTCTTTTTATCAATTGGTTTCTGGTCATGATTA